CGTGGGCGCAGACCCAGAGCAGTGGCTCACCGAACATATCGCGACGGCGGTCGCGGAAGCGCTCGACGCGATGTCGAAGGACGGGACGCTCGACACCTCTGACGATACCGCGGACGCGCTGTGGGCGCTGTGGGCGGACGACCAAGAGCGTGAGCCCAAATCCGCTGAAATCAGCGATCTGAACCACAGGTCCACCAAACTGTACCAGGATGCCTGGAAGAAAAGCAGCGGAAGGCGTGCGGACAGCTCCGAGGAAACGCACAAACACGACAGCACCGAAACCGTCCTACGGTTCGACCTGTCCACCGTGCAGTCCACGAGGACGGGCCCCAGCGGAGGGCTGATCGTCAAGGGCAACCTGCGCCGCACTGGCGTGTTGAAGTACACGCTGCCTGACGGGAGCACGCGCCGAGAACTCTGTCACCCAGACGAAGTCTTCAGCAGTGACTCGCGCAACTCCTTCAAAGGTGCTCCGATCACCGAAGGCCACCCGGGCAAGGTCTCTCCTGCAAACTGGGCGGCTCACGCGGTAGGCCATGTCCAGGACACGCCCACCAAGGAAGGCAAATTCCTGGGTGCCGAACTGCATGTCCAGCACGCCGACACCATGAACAAGATCAAGAAGGGGAGCTTGAAGGAGATCTCGTGTGGATACGAGTGCTCGCTAGACCACACGCCTGGTGAATTTGAGGGGGAGAAGTACGACGCGATCCAGCGAAACGTACGTGGCAATCACGTCGCTCTAGGCCCTGCTGGATGGGGGCGCGCGGGATCTCAGGTCGCACTGAAGATGGATGGCGGTATGTCGTTTGGGGTCGCCGCTACCTTGGATGGCATGACCGAAGAAGAGTTGGAGAAGCTGCGGCTCGACAAGGCCGAGGCGGACAAGGTAGCAGTCGAGGCCAAGGCTCAGGCTGCCAAACTCGAATCCGATCTCAAAGCGAAGGATGCGGAGCTCGCAAAGCTTCGCACCGATGCCGCGAACGCCAAGACCGCAGCCGATAAGGCCGCGGTCGACGCTCAGGAGCTCGACGTTCTTCGCGAGAAGAACAAGCTCCTCCAGCTGCAGACGGCTCGCGTTGATTCGGCCAAAGCCGAGCAGGACGCCAAAGACGCCAAGATCCGTCAGGACGCGGCAGTCACCGAGATGGTCGGCCTCCGCGAAGACGCTCGCAAGGTCTTCGCGTCAGCGACTGACCCCACCGGCGGGAAGTGGAAGGCGGACGGCAAGTCGCCCGACGACATCCGGCGCGAGGTCATCGCTGCCAGGTACCCCAAGTTCAACTTGAAACGCGAAGACGGGACTCTCGTGGACGGGGAAGCCCTCTCCACGGTGTACCGACTCGTAGTGGACGCCATGGCCAGCACCGACGGTGCGCGTGGGGCCATGATGTCCACCACCATCCCCAAGACTGACAAGAAGAAGGCGAAGGAGATGGGCGACGACGACGACGACGAGGACGACGACGAGGAGAACATGGACGCCGTGAAGGCCCGTAAGGACATGGTGAAGTGGAACTCCAATCGCTACGAGTCCGCAGACACGCGGGCCGCGCGCTTGAACGCAATGCGTGACGGAAAGGGTGCGCGCTGATGTCGCCGCAGACTAACATCTCCTACAACGGCATTCAGGGCCAGCCTGGGCAGGCCTACGACGCCGAGGTCTCCAACCGAGACGTCGTGTCGGTCATGGCGGCCGTCAACATCCCATTCGGCGTCGCGTGCGAGTTCAACTCGAGCGGCCTCGCTGTCCCGATGAAGGACTCGACGACCGGCGGCTCGTTCGTTCCGCAGTTTATCGGCGTGTCGATGATCGACCCGCTGGGCGTCGAAGAGAACTACGTCACCTTCCCGGTTCCTGCGGCGACCACCGGCTCGACATCCTCGGGCTGGCTCGCAGGCATGCTCGTCCCCTTCATGCGGCGCGGTCGCATCTGGGTTCTCACCGACGGCGGCGGGACCTTCCTGCAGTACGGCGCGATCAACGTCAACCACTCGTCCACTGGAGCGCACGCGCAGGGCGTCTTCACGTACACCGCGGTCCAGTCGACCGCCGGTAACGAGATCGATATCTGCCCCAATGCCACCGTGTGGAACCCGGCCCTCATCGGCGGAGTCACCGGGCCGACGTTCACCGACTCGTTCGGTAACACCTTCAACACGCTTGTTGTGGAGATCAACCTCTGATGTTCCGATCCGTTGGATTCCAAGCAACCGAAGCCTCAATCATCGGCTACGGCACAGGCATGTTCGGCGGTGGTCGCGGCGGCCACGGCCTCCGGTTCGACTCATCCATGGCGGGCAACCCGTACCACATGGACTGCGTCGCAGACGTCGTCATCCGGTCCGATAGCCGCCACGAATTGCTCGAGTCTCTCGCGCAGGACCATCTGCGTAAGCAGGGCCTGCGCCAGGACGCCGGACTGACAGCCGCGTTTGCTCGTCAGCTCGAGCACATCATGGTCAAGGTCTACGAGGCCAGGTACCAGAAGTACAGAGCTCGCGAGTTCTTCCCGGTCAACTCGGAAGTAGACCCCGGGGCTCTCTCGTTCACCTACCGCATGACCGAGCGCACGGGCGCTGCCGCACTCATCAACGCCGGCAACTCCAAGGATCTGCCGAACGCAGACGTTGCCGCGTTCGAAAACCAGGCGCCGATCGTCACACTCGGAGCCTCGTACAACTTCTCGGTCATCAACCAGCTCTCTGGCGCGATGGCCAACATCCCGATCGAGGCCATGAAGGCCGCTGCGGCGCGCAAAAACATCGAAGCGCTTGAAGAGACCATCTTCTGCGTGGGCTCGCCCAACGCTGGCGTCTCGGGCGTGACCAACGTCCCCGGTATCGTCGCGACCACCAAGGTCTCTTCTGGCGGCACCTGGTTCAACCAGTACCTCTCCAACGCGGGCACCTCTGCCTTCACGTCGACGCTCGTGACCTCAATCGCGTCCGACATCAACGCGATGATCACTCAGATCATCAGCCAGTCGTACGGAGAGTTCACCCCGACCGACTGCCTCCTCCCGGTCAACCTTTGGACGCTCCTCAAGGCCGTCCCGCAGTCGACCACCTTCAATTCGAAGTCGCTCCTCACCTTCCTCGAAGAGATGACCGGGCTCCACTTCGACTACTGGCCCGCGCTCAGCACCGCCGGTTCATCGGCTGGCTCGCCCGCGAAGCTTGCGGCGGTCAACTCGGTCACCAACCCCGCGCTGTCTGGCCGGATCCTGGTGTACGACCGTGACCCCGAGGTCATGCAGCTCATTCAGGCGCAGCCGTTCACTCAGTTGGCCCCTCAGGACGTCGGGCTTACATGGCTGGTAAATACTTACAGTCGCATAGGTGGTGCGATGTCCCCGCAGCCCCTCGGACTAAGCTATATGGACGGTTGTGCCGAGAGTGACTCCTGCTACTCGATCGACGCTTTCTATGATGGTGGCACCGTTTCAGCAGTGGGAAGCGCGTGGTCTCGACGCGATGAGTTCAACTCTACCGGCTTCTGAGAACGCTTGAAGCGAGTCTCATGTGGCTATCATGGCCACATGAACTGGACCATCTACTGCGTGACGCACGTAGCATCTGGGCGCAGATATATCGGTCAGACCAAGCTTTCGGCCGCTCGTCGCTGGAAGGGGCACGTCTCGGCGGCCAGCCGCGGTCCAAGAAGGACTTACTTTCTTGCCGCCATCCGAAAGCATGGCGTAGATGCGTTCTCGCACGAGGTATTGGAGATCTGCGAAACACAGGCCGACGCCGACGCAGCGGAACGACGATGGATAGCCCATCACCGCACACTCGATAGGACATATGGCTTCAACCTGATGCCAGGCGGGGTGGGAGAGCGCCCAAGCGAGATTCGTAGTGCGTGGCACAGGCCCGAGTTTAGAACCCGGATGTCAGCAACGGTCTCGGCGCAGCACAAGGCGCTTTGGCGAGACCCCGCGTATCGAGCGAGCCTAACGGCAAAGATCGTCGAGGGTGTGACGGCCATGCACGCGAAGGACCCTGGCATCAGGGCGCGCGGTGCGGCCAACAGTAAAGTGACATGGGCAGCGATGCGAGAGAAGAAAACTCACGTCAGTTGCCACAAACACGGCAAGGTGCCACTCAAAGACTGCTACTCGCACCGCCGTTTGGGGCGGATTGCGTGGGAGTGCCGCGCCTGCGCCAAGGGCCTCGCCGAGCAGCCTACCCGCAAGGGAACTCCCGAGTTCGGCGCCGTCATGTCCGAAGTGCGCCGAGAGGTCTCCGCCAAGAAGCGCGCATCACGTACGCACTTCTCGTGCAAGACTCACGGCGACATCGCGCTTGACGATTGCTACACGAGCATCCGTTCTAGAGACGGGCTTACGGTCTATCGATGCCCAACATGCTTCCTTGTCGGACAAAGGGCGAGGAAGCTACGCAAGAGGACGGTACGCATCGCCGGCATCATCGATCGGGTAAAGGCCGCATCCGGCCTCACGTTCGACGCTTCGACGCTCGTTACGGCTACCTTCCCCGTATGGCAAAGTACGCGAACGGAGAGACCGTAGTTTACACGTCGAATTGGGTACCTACGGCGGCGTCTTCGGTGGGCGTACCGTACACCCAGACGGCGGCGATCCTGTGCACTGGCGCGGGTACGTTGGTGGCGACGATGCTGGGCACGGTCGGGCTTGATGCGGCGGCGGGCGCGGCCAGTTTGAACATCCCGATGGCTGTGAACCAGGTGCTTCCGCTCTGTGTGACGGGGATCAAAAGCACCAGCACGGGCAGCTACGTCGCATTCTATGGCGACGCCTAGGACGCTCTGCCGAGCAGCGCTCCTGTTCCTGCCGATCCTCAGTGCATGTGGTGAGACGCTCCGCGGCACTGATGCAGGCGAGTGCCCGGCCGGATATGTCGAGGTGAAGGGTCGCGATCTCTGCCTGCAGTGCGAGACGCCCGATTGCTCGTACGTCGACGGGGGTGAGGAGTGACGGATGCTCCCAAGCCAGGCCGCGTAGCCAATCTACTCGCCTCGATCAAGCAAGGGACTCCAGACGCCGCGAGCTCGGATGCGGGCCCGTCGCCGACATTCGAGCGCCCACCCGCGTTCGTGGTCGAGCAAGACTACAGGACGGGCAAGCTCACGGTCTATCGTCCTGGCCATCACTGGGACTCGGTCTCATTCATGGTGAACGAAACCGTGGTGGACACGGAGACGCGGACATCGTTCTACCCGAAAGCGAGTCAAGACTTCCGCCGAGAGGTGTTGGCCATCTGGGGGCCGGGGGGCCCACGCACGACCACGAAGAAAGTGCTCAAGTGCAACGCGTGCGGGACCAAGGTCCTAGACGCTGACGATCTCGAGTGCGGGTGTAGCCGTGCGCGTCGCGACGAGGCTGGCACTGCCCTCGTGCAGGCAGATAGGTTTGACGAGGCGGTCGACTTCGACGGGTCGCTTCTGCCGCTTGGCCGTAGGCCGAATGCGGGGCACGGGGATCCGTTTCGGTTTTAGGTCGATCTCGATGCCGAGTTCAGCGTCTTCGAGCATGATCGCGGCTCGCTCGGTGACCGAGTGTGCCGGCACGATCTGGGTCATCGTCGACTGGACAGCAGAGCCTCGGTCCGCACCCTCCCAAGTGTTCGGATAAACTCTCCCTCCGCACGTCGGACCAGGCCGCTGCGGAAATTCAACTCATCCCGCGCGTGCCACGTAATACTCAGAGCGGCGAGCGTAACGCTGGGGCTCAGTCGCGATGGATCCAGAGCTGCGATGATCTCATCTGCCTCGTCTAGGTCTCCCTCTCGGAGGAGAGCTTCGAGAACCGTGAGCACTTTTTCGACAGCCTCAGCGGAGCGGTCGTGTGCTTCGAGTTCCTGGAGTTCTGCAATCACGCGAGGCTCGAGATCGTCTGGCATGTCGCGAGCCTACCTTCCGGAAGTCGACATGGCCAAGCGAATATGCGTACGCGCATACTCAATGAATGATATCAAGCACTTGGCTCCAAGCTTATTTTTCAGTGGTCGCCGATGGGGACGAGCGCCGTCAGCTATCTTTCCACCACACATGGGAAAGCACGACCAGCCGAACGCACCGAAGGAAGCCGAAATCGTGACCAGCGCGCCTCCCGAGCCCAGTCCTCCCGCTCCCACGCCTCCCGAGGACGAGCCAAAGAAGCCCGCGCCTCCCGCCGGCATGTCAGCTTTCAAGGCGCTGCTCTCGAAGCCGGTAGCCAAGGGCGATCCGCCCATGCGAAGCATCCAGGCGGCGATGCTGGCAGTTTTCGCGACCGAGCAGCCTGACCTCATGATTGAGGCCATGGACGACGACGAGGTGCGCCTGTGGGCGGTGCGTTACCGCACATCGAACCCACGAGCCTGGCACGCGGCCATGACTGGCAACGTCATCCAGTTCGCGCAGTACACGAACCAGGTGCCGAGTGAGACGATCGCCAGGTACCAGCAACGGACGAGCGAGCTGATGTCGGTCGCTTTTTCGTTCCGCCCCACGGGGTGAGTACCTTTGAGGAGTGACCCCGTCCACATTCCTCAAGCTCTTTCCGGAGTTCAACCGGACCTCGCCGAACATTGTGTCCGCGAGGCTCATGCTCGCCGAGGTGGAGATGGGCGGACCGGACTTCTCCGTGTGGCCCGCGTTCGCCACTTCGGACCCGAACACCGGGCAGGCGAACCAACCGCTGTCCATCACTGACCTAGCACACGGATATCTGACCGCGCATTTGCTCCAGACGTCGCCTATGGGAGCTCCCACGCGGCTCGCTCCGGAGGGTACGGACGGGCGGAGTTCGTACCTGGACAGGTTCGAGGCGCTGTGTCGCGCGGTGGCTTGTGGACCGCTCGTGGCCGGCACTAATGCCACGTCTACCGCGACAGGGCTCTTCGGACAGCTCTCGTTCAATGCTGGTCTAGGCAAGGTCGCACTTGTAAACGGCTCTACCCAGATCACGTTCTCGCTCGTGCAGACGCTGCCGGTCGGGACGCTCTTCGTGTTCGTCGGCGCTCAGCCTGGCGTCATCTACACTCTGAGCGCGAACATGAGCGGCCTCTACGGCGTCCTCACGTCGCAGTACACGGGGGTCTCGAACCCCTCGAGCGCGTGGAACCTGGGGGCATTCTGAATGGCTGGCAAGGTTACGATCACGGACACGGACCGAGGGTACAAGGCCTTGATGGCCAGACTGTACAAGGCCTCTGGCGGTCCCCCGTCGGTGCGGGTGGGCATCATGGCGCAGGACGCTGACACGGCGTACGTGCGGAAGGCAGACAGGGCTGCCAACTCGAACGCGGTGGAGTCTGCGGTCACGCTCCTTCAGGTGGCCATCTTCAATGAGTTCGGGACCAGCCGCATTCCAGCTCGCTCGTTTCTGCGCGCGTGGGTCGACGAGAACGAGGAGACCATTCGTGAGAAATTCTTGATGCTGATGAAGTCGGTGGTGAAGGGCGAGCGCACGAAAGAGCAGATCCTTGACCTGATCGGGCTGTGGGCCGTGGGACAGATTCAGGAACGCATCTCGGCCGGTATCGAGCCAGGGAACGCGCAAAGCACCATTGATCGTAAGGGCTCGTCAAAGCCTCTCATAGATACAGGCCTTTTGCGCTCTTCGATAAGCCACATGGTCGACTCTTGAACGGGCGAGACCTACCGCAGGCCAGGTTCCCGAAGGCGCAGTTCCTCAGCATCTTTCGGGCAGCTTCGGGTGTCAGCGTGGCGTGGATCACGGACGCGGCTGCGCAGCAAGGGGACGAGCCTGGGAGCGAGTGGGCGTGGCTGGAAGTTGGCATCTCCAACATCATCGACATCGGGTGGGACGAGCAGCGCGTCCAGCCTAACGACACGACCGTCCCGGCCACCCAAGATGTGATCGTCATTGGACGGCGCCAGTGCACGCTGAACGTGATGGCGTACTCGGAGGATCCGAACGAGCTCGAGGCGATCGACTTGTGCGAACGGATCCGGTTCGCATTCAACCGGCAGGACATCCACGATCTGATGGTGCCAAATATTTCGCTACGGTGGTGCGAGAAGGTCGTGCCGCTGCCGAACTCGAAGATGAATGGTCGGGATCAGCTGCGCGCGAACATGGACATCCAGATCAATTACAGCATCGGGGTAGACGTCGGGAATGCAGGCCCGAGGAACTACGTGCTCGACGCTGGTACTGCGACAGGCACCCTAGAGCCTTAGGGAATGCGGCATGTTCGCCACTGCCCGGTAATGCCAGCGCCGTCGACACCAGCCGCACCACCTTCCGAAGCAGGACGAACCCCAAGCGAGTCGCAACCGTCCTTTGACCGCCAAGCGCGCCCCGTCTTGGCCCATGTCGCGCAGGCCTCAAGCTGACAGAGGAGAACGAAGAGTAGGAGCACGTTACGCTTGCCCATCGCCGGTCACGGTGGGCCCTGCCTTACGAGGGCCAGGCTTGCGCCCCGTGGGTTTCCAATCCTTGCCATCACGCGTCTTACGGCAGGCGCGGCAAAATCTTTTGCCTCGATACATGTACGTGTTCGCCTCGTCATACGGATGTCCGGAGGGGCAAGACTGGATGCGTGACTCCCAGTGATCAGCTCCGCTTGGTACGTTTCGTCCCGCCACGAAGCAAAGATAGCCGGCGAGCCTATCCACACGACGTGCCCCGCTATCTTTTCGCCATGATCGGAGCGGCAGCGTGAGCGACCTCAACACTTTCGTAGAGTCGAGCACAACGATCTCGAGCGCGAGTTCGCCGACGGTCCAGAGCCTCAACGTCGGGCTCTTCGCGTGCTACCACAACCACTACGCCGCGCGCGTCAAACTGTACCCGACGTCGTCGGTGCTCACGGAGCTGGTGACCGATGGGTTCTCGACATCGTCAGCCGCGTACAAGGCGGCGACGGTCTACGCGGATGCCCCCAACGCGCCCGCTCAGTTTGCCATCGGCCGTCGCGCTCTGCCTCCCACGCAGACCCTACAGCTCACGTGCACCGACGGGACCGTGGGCGATCAGTACTCGTTCACCGTGGTCGGCTCAGACGGCAAGTCGCACTCTATTTCGTATACGAACGTGGCGAACCAGGGCCCGATCCTTGGGGTCGCAGGCTCCTCGCTGACGGGCAACGCGACGCTTGTGCCGGGCTCTGCCACGGTCACGTTTGCTGCCGCGCAGACGCTTACGGCGGGCAGCCTCCTGCAGTTCTCGACGCAAGTGGGGTCGGCCTACACGGTCTTGGCGTCGACCACAGCGAGCACCACGGCGACCCTCACGTCGCCTTGGACCGGGGCCGCGACGTCGACGGCGACCACGAAGGTGGGGGATACGTCGGTCTGCGTTGCAGGTTCGGCAAGCATCACCTTCGGTATTGCACAGTCGATTGCGGTGGGGGCGATCCTACAGTTCACCGGACAGCCTGGAGTTTTCTACGCGCTGTCTGCCTTGGTTGTGTCTTCGACTGCGGGCACCCTCACCACCAACTTCAACGGCACCTCTGGCACGTATCCGACGACGGTCGTCCTGCCTCTCTCCGGTACGTTCCATACCATCCTGGGCAGTTCGATCGTAGCGACAACATCGTCGCAGATACTCGCGGTCTCGCCAGGCGATTCGCTGATGTTCACCAGCCAGCTCGGGACCACGTACACGGTAGCGGCCGTCACGTCGGCCACGTCGTTGACACTAACGACTCCGTACACCGGGACTACGACAAGCATGGCCTACGCGTCGGACATGTGCCAGGTCTCTACGGCAGCGACCAATCTCACGTACCAGCTGGACCTCCTGTCCAACATCGGCACGGTTTCGATTGTCGCCAACGCCGCGAGTTTCAACGTCATCGTGCAGATCCAGCAGGTCGCTGGACTCCTGAACGATATTCAGTCGTGGCGCTCCGGTGGGTTCACTGGACAGAACGCGTTCGGCGTGGGCGGTACGCTGCTCCTGCAGGATACGACTGCGGACCCTGGGCTCGCGTCAGACCTGACCGCGATGGTCGCTGCGAACGGGCTCGCGTTCTTCGGGATCATGCTCGACTCGAACTCCGCTGCGGAGGTGGAAGCCGCTGCATCGTTCATCGAGGCACAACAGGGCGCCAAGTTCGGATTCTTCAACAACTCGGACTATGGCAACTGCTCGGTCACTGTCACCACCGATCTGTTCTCCGAGCTCCAGGACCTGAGCTACAAGCAGAGCCTCGTTCAGCAGAACAACCAGCAACTCCTTTGCTACGCCGGCTCAGCGACGTGCGGCCAGCTCCTGGCGATGAACCCCGGCAGCTACACCGCGACCTACAAGGCGCTCCCTGGCGTTCCCGCAGACAACGACACGACGCTGAACGCGACCGAGCGGTCTGCGCTCAACACGATGACGGCCAGCGACCCCGGCACGGGCGGCAAAAACGGAAACTACTACGTCAACGCGGACAACGTGTTCACCGTGTGGCCAGGCTCGACCCCAAGCGGCCAGTTCTGCGACCTCAGTATCGGGGTCGACGCGCTCAACCCAGCGATCCAGGTCGCGCTGGTCGAGACGCTGGCGAGCCTGCCGAAAGTACCGCTCGACAATTTCGGGATCGGTCTCTTGGGCGATGCCGTGACTGGCGTCCTCAATCTGTACGCGTCCCCCGCATACAATTTCATCCTGCCCAGTGGTGCAGACCCCACGCGTCCCCTCGTGGTCAACGTACCAGACGTGTCCGACCTCACGCCTGCACAGCGGGCCTCGCGGAATATCAGCGGGATCACGTGGAGCGCCGGCATCCAGGGCGCGATCGAAACCGCAACCGTTGCCGGCGAATTGCTCCCCTGAGGCTCTAGACCATGGCATTCCAAGTTCTCGAGTACGACGCGGATCAAATCCGCATCAGCATCGCGGGTGTCGCCGTTGCCCAGGGCGCCGGCGTGTCCGGCTTTGCAGATGGCGAGTTCCTCTCGATCGGATTCAAGCCGCAGTTCACTATGGTCAAGGGCACCGATGGGTCCGCCACTCGCTCAAAGACCAACGACCGCGAGTGCGAAATCAAGATCATCCTGATGCAGTCGAACAGCCTGAACGCGGCACTCTCCGCTCTCCTGTTCGCAGACGTATCTACCCCCAATGGGACGGGCATTGGCTCGTTCGTCGTGGAAGACCTCCAGGGCACCACGCTGATCAGCGTGCCGACCGCATGGATCAGCGCTCCCGCCGAAGTGAGCTATGACCGCGGCGCTAAAGCAAGATCGTGGCCAATATCGGGCTTGTGGGACGTTCTGGTGCTTGGTGGCAACGGTTAGTCCTTTAGTTTCGCATACTTAGTAGCGCATAGACACTGTTGGTCCCCTCGGCTATCATCCGAGTATGTGGACTATATACTGCGTGACGCACATCTCATCTGGGCGCCGATATATCGGTCAGACCAAACTTTCGGCCGCTCGTCGCTGGAAGGGGCACCTGTTCGCGGCGACGTACCGAAAGCACGACGGGAGAAGCCGCTTCGTCAACGCAATTCGATGTTACGGAGCCAAAGCATTTCGCGTCTCGGTATTGGAGACATGCCTTACTCAGCCCGGCGCGGACGAAGCAGAAATTGCGTGGATAGCGTCCTTCTCGACGACATACGAGATGTTCGGGTTCAACGTCATGCCCGGTGGAAGAGGCCGCGTGCGCGACGGCGAGTCACACAATCCTTGGAACGACCCGGCCTTCCGAGCGAAGATGACGTCCCCAGCGATGCGCGCGCGCCGACTGGCCACCAGGCGAGCGACCATGGCTGAGGACCCGAGCATTAGTGCCGCAGCGAGCGCGGTGTCTAAGGCGAATTGGGCCAACCCATCCATCCGCAAGCGTATACTCACAAATACCGCAGCCACCAAGGCGCGCCCAGAGGTTCGCGCCCGCCTATCCGCCGCCGCCAAGGCCTGTCACTCCCCGGACTCGCGCGCTCGTGCGGCTGAACGCCAGCGCGAATTATGGTCCGATCCGGCATTCAAGGCGAAGTCCTCGGCGGCCATCCGAGCACATCACGAAAGCGAAGAATACCGAGGGCGCGCCCGTCGCAACGGCACGAAGCAGTGGAAGAACGCGGAGATCCGAGAGCGCAACGCGGCGGCGATCCGAGAACGGCTCAATTCGCCGCAGGGCCTTGCGGAACGCGCAGCGAGGAAAGCGCGTCCATGCAAGCGGTGCGGTGGCGAGCGGGTAATCCTACCGAGCGGGATCAATCGATGCAGGCCGTGCCATGCAGCACGCGAGACAGCCAGGCAGGCAGCGAAGCGCCTGCCCGAGGCCGCGGAGTGACACCCCACACGCAGACGGTCACTGGAGAGCGCGGCAACTGCTGGCAGACGGCAATCGCGAGCGTGCTCGAGATCGACCCGAGGACGATGCCGGACCAGTCGGCCTTCGAGTACTACCAGGAGCCGCTGAAAAACTACCTGAGAGATCACCACGAGCTGGCCTACGTGGAATTATGGCCCCCCGGGCTCGCCTCGGTGATCTCGGTGAAGGAGCCCGGGTGGCACTTCCTGTGCGGCCCAACGGAGCGTCGAACAGCGGACGGGCGGACGCTGGCGCACGTCGTGGTTGCGAGATATGGCGAGATGGTCTGGGATCCGCATCCAAGTCGTGCGGGTCTTACGGTGGCCGAGAGGATGGGGGTTTTGATGCCCTTCCCGAAGGAGTGGCGCGGGAGTCGACCGCCCTGCGTGTGTCCGGCATGCGCCGCGTGAAACGCTTCCGGCTAGCTACCTTTGAGGCATGGACGGAAAGCGATTCGAGCTCCAATTCTCCGACACAGTGACGGCGGCCCCTGGCATCGCGTACACGCATGACGAGTCTGGCGCCCGCACGCCGCACGCAGTCATCGAAATCACGGCCAACCAGGTCGTGCCTACCCGCGTCGCTGTGGCGGCGCTGACGCCGTCGGAGGCACGCGCCTTCGCGGCGGAGATCATCTCGCTTGCGGACGCCGCAGATGGTGCACTGAAGCCAGCGCCTGTCGAGCACGCGGGAGCCTTGCACGACCCCTCCCACACGGGCGACGTGCCGCCCGCGCTGGGCGAGCCGTGAGCGAAGACAAGAAGAGCAACGATCCGGAAATTCCGGATCGTTCAAACCGAGTGGGATCGCCTGACCAGAAGGTCTTGAAGCGTCCGGCGAAACCTGAGGACCCGAAAGAGGACCGATACGACTCTGGGGTGGCCGACGGATCCATGAGGTACGGCTGAGATGGCAGCGAACACGCATATGAGCCAGGCGGCATGGAACGCCGCATTGAACGCCGCGCTGAACCCGCTCAACAGCGGTTTCATCGAGATCTACACTGGCGCGCAGCCAGCGACGCCAGACGTGGCGGTCACGACGCAAACGCTGCTCGTCACGCTGAACCTTGGCGCCACAGCGTTCGCGGCTTCTTCGGGCGGCACGAAGACAGCGAACGCCATCACGTCCGAGACAGCGGTCGCGAGCGGGACAGCGACGTGGTTCCGCGCATACCAGAGTGACAACGCCACGGCTGTGATCGATGGGAGCGCTGGCGTGTCTGGCACAGACATGATCCT